CTGCTTGCACAGAGCCTTTCACTACTGGTTTCGTTAATGAAAGTCGTTTCTATTCTTGTAGTATTGACAGTTGGAGTGCTTGGACTGTTAGTTCGTCTCATTGTGAACCTTTACCTCCTAGTTGTGTCGAAAGTCAAGAGGAGCAAACAATAGCATGTCAGGATGGTTACACAGGGTCTATAACACAATCAAGATCGACAACTTGCTCGACTCCTTATTCAGACCCAATGACTGGTCCTTGGATTACAAGCTCCAATTCGTGTACCCTAAAAGCAACAGATCCTACAAGCATAGAGAGTCCATTGAATCCTGCAAGTCCTCTGAGTCTAGATCAACCAGACCCAGTTGGGATTACTTCAGAACCTGTGGAGCTGAACTCAGTTCCAATGAACAATCCAGTGGAACAGGAAATGGCGATTCCTCAAGTACAGGAAAAACCAACAGAGACAAATACAACGAAGCCTTCGACATCAAGCTCTACGGAGACGAAGGAAGACAAGCAAGAGGCAAAACAAGAACAGAAGATAAAGACAAAGGAAAACGAAACAGTCGTTCCTGGGTTTGGGATTGCTATTGATTTTGCATTGATAGAGCAGCCACAAGGTTACTATCAAGAACAATTAACTAACCTTTTAGACTTAGAACAGGAACAGAACTATGCCAGAGAACAAAACCTTCTCCTTGACCTTATCTCCCCAAATGGTATTGGGCTTAATCTTAACGATTCTGCCAATAATAGGTGGAGGAGCTTATTACACGATAACCCTCTACAATCAGATGCTTTCGGTGATTGAAGAGTTTGATAGTTCTAAGATAGAAGCTTTAGAGCATCAGATGAAGACACAACAAGAACGATATATGGAGTTAATGCAAACAAATGTTAAGTTACAAGACAAGGCAAGCGATGCTTTTGTGTTGGCTAAAGAGACAGCAGCAATCGCAAAAGGAAGCCAAAGAGAAGTTGAAGCAAGTTTAAACGCTATGCGTAATGAAGTAAGAGCTGAGCTCGAAACAGTAAATGCTAAGATGAAAGCATTACAAACAGCAACAACAAACCCACTAGGAAGATAACAATGTTAAGTATACTATCAGGAATATTAGGATTCGCTACATCAGGTTTACCAAGTGTATTAGACTTCTTTAAGAATAAAGCAGATCAAAAGCATGAACGTGAGATGGCATCTTTACAAACAGAGCGTGAATTAGCTCTAGCTGAAAAAGGCTTTGCATCTCAAGCAAGAATAGAAGAAGTAAGAACAGATCAAATAGAAATGCAAACCTATGCTCAAGAAAGAGTAGCATTATATGATCATGATAAGAAACTACAAGAAGGTGCTAGTGGTTGGGTTAAGAATCTAAGTGCTTCTGTAAGACCTGTTGTAACTTATATGTTTGTATTCTTATTATTGTTTACAGATGTCGCAGGTATGATATGGGCTATTAAAACAGGTGTTGACTTTGAAACAGCATTAACATTAATATTCTCAGATGAAGAGATGGCAATCGTAGCTTCTATCATAGGCTTCTGGTTTGGATCTAGACACTGGGATAAGAAGAAGTGATCACAGGTGAACTTGGGATCAAACTTATTAAGCAATTTGAAGGCTGTCATTTCAATCCTTATCTTTGTCCTGCTTTACTTTGGACTGTGGGGTATGGTCACGTTCTCTATCCTGAACAGGCTACCCTCCCTTTAGCAAGACGAAAGGAAATAAGACTTGATCCAAAAGATAACAGAGTATGGAGCCAAGAGGAGGTTGATGATTTACTTAAGAAAGATCTTAAGAGATTTGAGTTGGGAGTTTCTCGTTATATCACTGTTCCTCTTAAGCAGTGTGAATTTGATGCACTTGTATCATTTGCATTTAACCTAGGAAATGGGACTTTACAAAGAAGTAGTGTTCGTTCTAAGTTAAATCGAGGAGAGAAGGAAGAAGCGATGGACACTCTTCTAAAGTATTGTAGAGCAGGTGGTAAAGTTCTACGAGGCTTAGAAAGAAGACGAGCAGCAGAAGTTAATTTGTTTTTCATGGAGAGTAAATAATGCCATTAAAGAAAGGTAAGTCACAAAAGGTTATCTCTGAGAATATTCGTAAAGAGATGAAATCAGGTAAACCACAGAAGCAAGCTATTGCTATTGCATTAAGCAAAGCAGGTAAATCTAAGAAGAAGAAGTAATATGGCTAAAGATCCTAGACTAGAAAGAGCAGGAGTATCAGGTTATAACAAACCTAAACGTACTCCAGGTCATCCTACTAAGTCACATGTTGTTGTTGCTAAGTCAGGAGATCAAGTAAAACTTATACGCTTTGGTCAACAAGGTAAACAAGGAGCAGGAGCTAATCCTAAGACTGCTTCTGAGAAAGCAAGACAGAAGTCATTTAAAGCTCGTCATGCTAAGAATATAGCTAGAGGTAAGATGTCAGCAGCGTACTGGGCTGACAAAGTTAAATGGTAGATGACTCACCCTGTAATGGGGTGTGTCGAATGAAATGTACTCGATGTATAGCATGCCATCGCACCTTTGAAGATTTAAGTCAATGGTTGTACCTTACTCGTGAAGAACGTTTAAACAGAATGGAGCAGATTAAAAATGAGCTTAGTAGAAAACATAAACAAAAGAAAGAAAGCAGGAACTAGCAGAAGTAAAAAGAAATCTACTATAAGTGCTAAAGCTTATAAAGATATGCAGAATAACTGGGGCAAAAAGAAGAAGAAAGCTTAAATGTCAAAAGCTAGTATAGATCAAATAAGAGAAGCAGCAGAAGCTGATCTCTTAACGTTTATTAAGTTAGTAGCTCCTCACTTAATGTTAGGTGCTATTCACGAAGAATTAATACAATGGTGGCAACGTCAAGATGCTAAACAAAACCAATTAGTATTACTTCCTCGAGGACACATGAAGTCTAAGTTGATTGCTTATAGAACTGCATGGTGGATTACAAAGCATCCTGAAACAACTATACTCTATGTTTCTGCTACTGCTGACTTAGCTGAAAAACAACTATATGCAATTAAGCAGATTCTAGATAATCCAATTTACAGACGTTACTGGTCAGACATGATACACCCAGAAGAGGGTAAACGTGAGAAGTGGGCAGTCGCTGAGATTGCAGTAGACCATCCACAAAGAAAACTAGAAGGAATTAGAGATGCTACTTGTAAGGCAGTTGGACTTACTTCAAATACTACTGGCTTCCACGCTGATGTCGTTGTTCTTGATGACATTGTTGTGCCTGGTAACGCTTATACTGAAGATGGAAGAGACAAAGTATCAGCAGCTTATAGTCAACTGGCTTCCATTGAAAATCCTGGTGCTTATGAGTGGGTTGTTGGTACTCGTTATCACCCCAGAGATATTTATGATACTATGATTAACATGAAAGAAACTCTTTATGATGATGAGGGAGAGTTAGTATCAGAAGATCCAGTCTATGAATTATTCCAAAGAGTTGTAGAAACCAATGGTGAGTTTTTATGGGCTAAAAGAACAAGAGAAGATGGTAAAGCTTTTGGATTTGATGCTAAAGAACTAGCACGAATCAAAGCTAAGTATGTAGATAATACTCAGTTCTATGCTCAATATTATAACAATCCAAATAGTAATGAGACAGCTCGTATCAATGCAGATAACTTTCAATATTATGATAGAAATGTTCTACAAAATAAAGAAGGTGATTGGTACATGCGAGATCGTAAACTTAATGTGTATGCAGCAATCGACTTTGCGTTCTCATTAAGGAAGAAAGCTGACTATACAGCGTTAGTTGTTGTAGGAGTAGATCATCAAGGGAACTTCTATGTTTTAGACATAGATCGATTTAAAACAGAACGTATTGTAGATTATTATAATCACATTCTTACAGCATGGCAGAAGTGGGGCTTTAGAAAACTTAGAGCTGAAACCACAGTAGCTCAACAAACGATTGTTAAAGAGCTAAAAGAAAGTTACTTAAAGCCTAATGGTATACCTCTTTCTATTGAAGAGTTTAGACCTACTAGACATCTAGGTGACAAAGAAGAACGTGTAGGTGCAGTGCTTGAACCTAAGTATGACAACTTACAAGTATGGCATTATAAAGGTGGTAATTGTCAATCATTAGAAGAAGAATTAGTCATGACTCATCCACCTCATGACGACATAAAGGATGCTCTATCAAATGCTATAGCTATAGCTGTTATTCCTAAACAGCGAGTAGGAGCTTTTAGCGTAGGTAGAAATATAGTAACACACTCACGCTTCGGTGGTGTATCTTATTAATAAGGAATAACTATGGCAGGTAAAGTAGCAGAAATCAAAAGGTTATTAGAAGGAGATGGCTTAGCTAGACAGCTTTCTCATCTTTATAATAACTGGTGGATTCAAAGACAAGACAAAGAAACTGAATGGCGAGAGTTAAGAAACTATCTATTTGCAACTGATACAACTAAAACAACTAACTCTAAACTTCCTTGGAAGAATAAAACAACACTTCCTAAATTAACTCAGATTAGAGATAACCTTCATGCGAACTACATGGATGCTCTATTTCCTAATGACAACTGGATGAAATGGGAAGGTTATAATCTAGAAGATTCTACTCAGAAGAAACGTAAAGCTATTGAATCTTATCTTAAAACTAAGATTAGAGAATCAGGATTTAGAGAGACAGTATCTCAATTAGTTTATGACTATATTGACTATGGTAACTCTTTTGCTGAAGTAACTTATGTAAATGAAACTCATATTGATCCTGTATCTGAAGAAGAAATAACAACTTATAGAGGACCTAAATTAGTAAGAATATCACCTTTTGATATTATCTTTAATCCTACTGCTGCTTCATTTAAAGACTCTCCTAAGTTTACTCGCTATATAAAAACAGTAGGTGAACTTCATAAAGATCTTAAATATAGACCAGATCTTAACTATGATTCTAATGCTGTAGAAAGAGCGATGGAAATTCGTAAGAGTATCTCTTCCTTTAGACAAGAAGATATTAATAAAGCTGAAGGTTATCATGTAGATGGTTTTGGATCTTTACAAGAATATCTACAATCAGGCTTAGTAGAAATACTAGAGTTTGAAGGTGACATCTATGACCAACAAGAAGGTGAGCTTTTAGAACGTAGAATGATTACTATTATTGATAGAAGTATCATTATACGAAATATAGAAAACCCATCTTGGTTTGGTAAAGACAATAAGAATCATGTTGGTTGGAGAACTCGTCCAGACAACTTATATGCTATGGGTCCTCTAGATAACTTAGTAGGTATGCAATATCGTATTGACCATTTAGAGAACTTAAAAGCAGATGCACTAGATTTAACTATACATCCACCG